TAACTATATAAATAACTTTGCATAATGGCTAATTGTAAAAGATGTCAAGTACAAGTTGGATGCGGATGTCAATTAACCAATGGGTATTGCTCGGCTTGTAACTATGCTGTACAACAAGAACAACAGCAAGCTGCTGTAAATAAGTAATAAAATGTTAACACCAAGACTTGTTAATTGTATTTATTGTGCTAGTATCCCTGTGTTGCTGGCTGATATTGATTGTAAGCTAACTGACTTAGCTAATATTCAATATAGTAATATTGTGTTTGCTTTGAACACATATATACCAGGAGAAGTAATTGCTGATCTATTACATTACAAGCAGATATTAACGTACAAGGTTTGTAACCCTGACTACTGTAAACCATTCACTGTAGATATGATAGCCAGCAGAGTAAAAGTTTTAATTCATAAATAAAAAAAGAAATGTCTTGTACAAATTGCTATACGGGGTGTGTTGATATTACACCTGATAAATGTGTTAGATATACAGGAGCAAATAATGTAGCACTAGGAATCGAAACTGGTGATACTTTATTGGCTGTAGAACAAGCACTAATTGATACAGTTGTATCATTCTTAGATGGAACAGGTATTGATATCACAATTGCTCCTTCTGACTATTGTGCTCTTGTTACAGCATATTTACCTGTAGGAAGAGTTCCAAATGCTGATGAGTTATTTACAGCATTGGTGAAAGCTGCTTGTAATTTGCAAGCACAAATCACAGGCATTAACGCTACCCTCACTACATTAAATGCTGATTATACAATTGGTTGTTTAACTGGTGTTACAGCTTCTTCTGATACTCATGCTATTGTACAAGCAGTTATTAATAAAGCTTGCTCAACAGCAACAGATTTAACAGCACTAGCTTTAGATGTATCTACAAACTATGTTAAGCTTTCACAGTTAAATTCTCTTATTGCTGCATATCTTGGATCATTAACTCCAGGAGCTACACAGTTTAAAGACAGAATGGTTCCTTTTAGTGTTATCGAATACTATGGTAATGTATCAACAAACTTTGATAGCACTGGTAAAGGTTTAAGTAGTCAAGGCTTTACAGATATCTATTTATGTAATGGTAACAACGGTACTCCTGATAAAAGAGGTAGAGTTGGTGTAGGTGCTATTATCGGTGCTGGTGGAGGAACATTACCTGCTGCCACTAACCCAGATACTCCTGGTAATCCTAACTATAACATTTTAACTGTAGCAGGTTCTAACGTAGTTACATTAACAGCAGCACAGATTCCTTCTCACACACATGCTGCTACAGCAAGTGCTACATCTACTGTAACGGATCCTGGTCACCATCACTTTGCTGGTAATACTCCTGAGGGTTGGGATAGTGCAGGATCTGTGGGTATTGTAAACAGACAACCTTATAATGTTCAAACTACTACAAGTACAACAGGTATTACAGTAGCTACCACTGTAACTGTAACTAATGCTAATACAGGTGATGGTGCTTCTCACTCTAATATTCAACCAGTGTTAGCTTGTTATTACATTCAGTACAGACCTTCTTAATTAATAACTCATGAGTTTAAATTGTCTTCCAGGCACTCCGTGCTATGATGCATATTATCATCCTACAGGAGATTGTGGATGTGGTCCATGTATAATTGATACAGCTAATGTAGTTTATTATGGTCCTAATCTTCCAAACTCAGGAGGTAATAACAAAGATCCATTAAATACTATTCTTCAGAAACTAGATAATTCTTTAGATGCAGCAACATTAGCAAGTGAGATAATTGATGCTATTGCTGCTACTCCTGCATTAAAGGTTAAATTCTGCACACTAGTAAATAACTGCTAATACAAACCAATGATTGTACAAATAATACTAACGACAGCTGGTGCCAATACTGGACCTAACTTTGATCTATATTCAGATGTAGACAGTTATGAAATTCCATTTGAAACAAGTGTACCTAAAGCAGCTCTTGTTGCAGGGTATATAAGCAATGTTGTCCCAAATGGTACTACTGTCGTTCGTGTTGTTTCTTTTGGTACATGTAATACAGCAGTTGATATTAATATATTATTATTACCTGTAACTACTACTACTACTACAACTTGGCCTGTACCTATTCCAACTAGTACTACTACTACTACAACTAGTACAAGTACAACCACTACTACAACAACTAGTACATCTACTAGCACTACAACCACAACTAGCACAACTAGTACATCAACTAGTACAACCACAACAACAACTACTGCTGCACCAACCACTACAACAACAACTACTACATCAAATCTTCTTAACTTTACTGTAGTACAAGGCTGTGCTGGTAATAATCAGGCTTATGCTCTTATGAGTCAGTTCTCAGGAGGCAGTGGTCAGTATTATCCATCTGTTTATGCATATTACACAGAGGCAGAGGCACTTAATGAACCTTTTGATACTGCAGTTACATTAACTCCTAGTAGTGTTAGTTGGGGGTTACCAGCTGGTTTACCAAATGGTATTTTTTGGGTAGCTATACAAGATAAAAATAACCTAACAGACAAAAGAGCTAAATCATTTGAAGTTACAGGATGTGGTATTTCAACAACTACCACCACAACAACTACTACACAAGATCCTGGTGCTTATTGGAATGCTCAATTTTGTACATCACTATTTAATGCTCCTATACTAAGAGTCCCTTCTTCTGCTGTTTCTGGACAAGTTATTTATGGTGGTGATACATTAGACAGTTGTGCTACATTAACTACTCCTTATGTAGGTACTCCTCCATCTTATGTTGATAGAAGAACATATCCATTATATGCTAATTGTATTGCTTGTAATGAGTTAGTAAACTCACGTTGGGCTACGATGGTTAGATGTGATAATCCAGCAATAACAGCTTATAGTAAACGTTTTAATGTTGTAGACTTCAATGTTAATGATATTGTAGCAGATGATACGGTTTATAATCAACCTCCATTCTATACTTATCGTATTACTAGTATTTCTACCGATAGTGCGAATTTCCCTCAACGTTTTATTAATCCTACTGGTTTAAGCACTTGTCCTTCTGAATCTACAACAACAACTACCACAACTACAGTATCACCTTATCCGTGTACATTCTGGACACTTACTAATTACTCACCTGATTTCTCAAACTATGTTGATTATACAGATTGTGATAATAATGTTACAACTATAAATGTACAACCATTAACATCTCCTCAGATTTGTGTTAAAACTGGTACTACACCAACTACAAACGCGGAGTATATTAGTTTAGTTAATACAAACGAGAGTTGCGTATATTGTCTTGATTGTTATGTATATGAGTATATAAACACTAGTGGTAATACAGTTGCATTAAGTGGTACTTTGTGTAATGGTGGAAGTTATTCTACAAATGTAGGTCCATCAGGTGAAGGTACTACATTCTGTTTACAACAATATTCACAAAGTCAAATAAATGCATATGCAGCTAATGGCTTAACTCTTACACGAGCTATTACACCTTGTGGAAATAGCTGTGTTACAACAACAACTACCACTACCACTATAAGAGAGTGGTATAATATAATTAATTGTAATGGTGGTGGAACTGATACTTCTACATCGTATCCTGTAGATACTTATAATGTTAATGATAGAGTTGGGGCTGATGGAGGTATTTGGCGAGTTACAAGTATTACAAACTCTAATCCAGGTGGATCTAATTTTGAACTTTCGCCTACAGGTTTAACTGGTTGTCCTACAACTACCACTACTACAACTACAGCTGCTCCTACATTAGAGTGGTATACCATAAGTAGTTGTGTTGCAGATGCAACTGATACTTCTACGTCATATCCTATAAATACATACGAGATTAATGATAGAGTTGGAGCTAATGGATTCCCTTGGCGAGTTATTGGAATTTCAAACACTAACCCAGGTGGATCTAATTTTGTGCTTTCAAATATTGGAGGAACTGGTTGTCCTTTTGTAGGATGTATTAAGTGGACTAATGAGTTTGATTACAGTCAAGAAGTTACATGTACTGATCCTTTTACTTCAGTAACTTCTTCAGGAACTGATGTTTATTATAGATTAACTGCTTCCTTATTTGAACTAGATGGTGTAACTCCTAAGAATGCTCCTCTTGGTGGTGTAATAATAACATTTGGTGTATCAACATCTGGTTCTTGTTCAACTGGTTCTGGAGGAACGTATGTAGTAACAATACCTGAATTTACTAATAGTGTAGTAGCTCCGTATCAGCAAACTAACTATAGTGAGTGTGGATATGGTTGTGGTTATAATACTTTCACTCCGTTCCAACTTGAGTATACTAATTATCAATATGTAAATGAATGTCCAGCATAGCATAATTTAAAGAGACAAAAAACTCTGTTTGTTGGTTTACAGAGTTTCTCCCAGGGTGCAATGTGCTCTGGGAGTTTTCATTTCTAATTAACTTAATTAACCTATATAATTAATTCTGTTACAATAGTTTGGTAAATACGGAAATTAATTTTTATATTTAGGACAATTTAACTAAACTACAACTAGGATGACTGGAAACCAGGATCAACTTTCGATGCTTCAGGCATTATTGAAGCAGAAGAAAAGTAAAACATACTATGCCTCAAGGCTTGGTATTAGTGAAATTGAAGTAGATGAATTGTTAAAAGAGCTAAGAGGAGAAGAACCAAACGATCCATTGAAAGCACCTTTACTGTGTGAATCTGTAAGAAAGATTAACAATGAGAAAGGAACTATTGAGAGCACATTGATTCTCGATTTTGAACCCAAGGATGATATAGAGCTTGCTGCTCTGCACAAGATTAACCTTGATAAATACGTTATTACAAACTACTGGTCTAAGTTATTACCTAATGGTAAATTTACTTCTTCAGTATTCTCTAAGAGAAAAGAAGCTAAAGACTACACTCCTGAGGACTTTGCAAAGTTCCTAGAAAATTACACTCCTAACTACATTCCTGAACTAAGACATGCATCTGCTCATATTGAGAAGAAGATGGTAGATGTTGAATTATCAATATCTGACTATCACTTAGCTAAGAGACATGTGGATGGTGATAACTCAATATTTGAGAGAATGGCAAGATATTACAAAACTGCTACTACTCTTATTGGTAATGTCACAGCATTGTATGATATAGACACGATTGTGTTCCCTATATCAAACGATTTCTTCCACACTGATAACTATCAGCATCAGACAACAAATGGTACTCCACAGGACACTATTATGGATTATGCTGATGAATATGAGCAAGGCTTTAGTTTACTTGTAGATGTTATCAAAACAATAAGTAAAGTTTGTGAGCATGTACAAGTAGTATTGGTACAAGGTAATCATGATAGAACTAAGTCTTATTACCTAGCACATGCACTAGATGTATTCTTTAAGAATGAACCTAGAGTATCTTTTCAAAGAGAACATAGTACAGTGAAAGGTGTAATGGTAGGTGAGACATTTATCGGTTATCACCACGGTAACTGTAAGATTGAAGATCTTCCATTACTATTTGCAACTCATCCTGAGTATAGCCAAATGTTTGGATTTGCTAAGTACAGAGAGGTTCACACAGGAGATAAACACCACTATATGGCTAAGGAAGTCAAAGGTGTAAGAATACAACAAATGCCTAGCTTGTCTGGTACAGATAGATGGCACTTAGATAACAACTATGTTCATAGTGTTAGAGCAGCACTTGCTCTAGTCTATAACAAGGACACTGGCAAGATTGCTGAATTTGAAGAAAGAATATAACAATGGCAACATTAAGAAAATTAGTTTCAGACGTGCGTTCTATGCACAAATTGCTATCAACGGACAATCTTATCACTGATAGGGTTGTTGCGTCTGAGATTAAAAACAACACGCAGCTATTACTTAAACGTGAGACTAATCTTCGTAGACTTTGGGCTACAGATACTATCTTCACAACTATCCCTTGTTTAGAGATGGTGCAAGTACCTATCTCTGAGTGTTGTGACTATGTTGATCCATGTACTGTATCTAGAACTAAGTTCAAGCTTCCTCGTATTGCAGAAGGTAACTATCAATATCTTATCCAAGGTGTATGGTCTATCAATGCTATGGGAGGTCAAGGAACTCGATTCAAGGAAGTAACTATCAATAGATATATGAATCTATTGTCTCTTCCTTTGGTAAAGAACCAGCCTTACTATTGGATTGTTAATGGATATCTATATGTTAGTAATCCGTTGTTACAAGCTGTAAGAATTGCTGCATTCTTTGAGGAAGATGTTCCAAATGAGATCATGTTCTCTGAGTGCTGCTGCACAAATGGTGTAAACCTTGATGAGTATTGCATGAATCCATTGGATAAAGAATACGGATGTCCAGGATACTTAGAGAAACAAGTGTTAGAGTTAACCTCACAAAAACTAGTCTCGACATACTTTAAGATCAATGATGATAAAACATCTGATAATAAAGATGATCAAGTAAGCAAGCAATAATGCCAAGAGTTAAAATAGACTGGAGATCATCCAGTAAAGACAACTACAAAAGCTTCTGTAAGAAGCACACTTCCATAAAGCTCACATTTGATGAGTGGAGGAACATCATCTACTCGTTCAACGAGGCATTCAAAAACTACATTCTTGAAACTGGAGAAAAAGCTAAGTTACCACTTGGCTTTGGTGAATTCTCTATTAACAAGAAGAAGAGAAAGAAGTTTAAGAAGGTAGATGGTGTAGATGTAATTAACTTGCCTATTGATTGGCAGAAGAGTAAAGAGAAGGGAAAGAGAATCTATAATTTCAATTACCACACAGAGGGATACTTTTTTGGTTGGATGTGGTTTCGAGAGACAGCTAGATTGAAACATACAAACTTGTGGTACTTTAAACCTACCAGAACAACATCAAGACTATTATCTCACTATATAAAGACTGACGAGAAATATCAACATATCTATCGTGAGTGGAAAAAATAACTTATGTCGTACTACTATAAATATAACTTTGTCTCTCCTGAGCCTGTTTACTCTACAGTTAAAGAGGAATTAAAGAGCTACTTTGATACAGGAGCTGTAGATGACTTATTGTTCCCTACTTATTTAGATAAGTGTCTTCGTAAGCTAGGTAGAGCTACTTATGTTATTCGTGAAGCTATTCTTCACATTGAAGACTTTCAAGCTAGACTTCCAGATAATTTTATTGCTGTGAGAGAAGCATGGATGGCTACAGAGATTCCTCAGTATCCATACCAAACAGCCAACTCATTATATACACAAGCTGCTTCTTCTACAACTATTCAGATTGCTCCTATTACAAGTGGAACAACACCTTGTACTAATCCTTTATGTACAACAGGCTGTCCTGCATGTTCAACAGATTGTGTTGACTGTATGCCTGAGATAATTCAAGCTGTATACAAGACTAATCACCAAACTACTAGATCATATAAGAAAGAGTATTTACTTAAGCCAGGTAATATCTCAGCACAAGGTAACTGTGATGTTAATTATACTGAAGCTTGGAACTTTGCTCCTACAGTACCTCCTATTCATGAGTTTACTCCAGGTTCTGCAAGTTATGATTCATTTGATATTAGAGACAACAAGTTTGTAACTAACTTCAGAAATGGTATAGTGCATTTAATATTCTACGTTACTGAGTATGATGGCATTGGTAATCAAATGATTCCTGATAACTATCGTATTCGTGAGTATGTAGAAGCATTCATTAAGTATAAGATATTTGAAACCCTATCTAATCAATTAACAGATGAGACGTTCGAACAGCTACAGAAGAAACTTGGCTATTATAAGCAACTTTCTGAGGAAGCATTCATTATGGCAGACATTGAAATAAAGAAGCAAACTCCTTGGGAAAAGCAACGCAGAATTAAGAATGACCTAAACAGGTTCAACATGTACGAATTGCCAAACAGAACAAATAGATATGGCTGGAGAAGAAACAACTAATCAAGGGAACGTAAGGCAAAACTTTAATGCTGCACAAACTGGTCTTAATATGGACCAGACTTTAGCTCAGGTTCCTAAAGGTAAGCTGACCTATGCATTAAATGCTTCTGTTGAGAACTTTGACTCAGACTCTGTAAACTATCAGAATGAGCCAGGTAATGAACTATGCCTTAGCTTTCCTGAAGATTATGTTTTAATTGGAGAACATTTTATTCAAGAGAAGAGTAAACATATATTCTTTCTAACTAATCCTCTTGGAGGTGAAAGTGAGATTGGATACATGGATAATAATGACTGTGTATATCGTACATTAGTTAATGCTGCTTGTTTAAACTTTAATGATAAGTATCCTATACACAAGGTAGTACATAAGATTACAAACTGTACTACTGAGATTTATTGGACTGATGGTTACAATCCTCGTAGATATTTAGATATTGATAATATTCCTTACACAGTTGCCGTAGGAAATAGTGTTTGTGATACTGTTACATCAGATCAATTAGATTGTAATCAGTTAAAGATTCAACCTAATTTCTCTATTCCTTCATTAGAAGTTACTGATGTTATTACAGGAGGTAATCTTACTGCTGGTACATATCAGTTTGCTATTCAGTACGCTAATGCTACTGGTGTACCTTATTCTTCGTACTACTCAGTTACTAATCCTACACCTATTGCAAATGTTAATAATACAACGCTAGATTTCAACTATCCTGTTGGAAGATCTATTGTTGTAAATATTAATGATATAGATACTACAGGATACTTTGAATATTTCAATTTAGCTGTAATCAAAACAGTTAATAACATTACATCTGTTGAGTTAATTGGTACATACTTTATTGGTAATACAAGTGATCAAATTACTTATACAGGACAGAATTCTGAAGCTATCAAGTTAACTATTGCTGATATCTTTGAGAAGTTTCCTTATTACGATATTGCTGATGATTTAACTACTGTGCAAGACATTCTTGTATGGGATGGATTAACATCTATTGATCGAGTAAACTATCAGAAAATTGCTAATCAGATTCAGTTACAATGGCAGACATATAGAATTCCTGCTACAGAAAACTATGCTGATGAGTTGAATGCTACTAACTTAAGAGGATACCTTCGTGATGAAGTGTATGCTTTTGAGATTGTATTCTTATTAAAGAATGGTAAGCAGACAGATGGTTTCCATATTCCTGGTAGAAAACTAACGTATGCTGAGTCTGTTCAGCCTCCTATTCCTAATACTAATCCTGACTTTATTGGTGATGGTGCATCTGCTCCATATTGGAAGATATACAACACTGGATCAGTTAGTGGTACATCTCCAGAATACACAGCTGCTACAGATAAGGTTGGCTACAAAGGTCCTTATCAATATGGACAGTTTGCTTATTGGGAATCAGCTGATAAGTATCCTTGCAATCCTGAAGTGTGGGGAGATTTAGCTGATCAATACATCAGACACCATAAGTTTCCAGATATTCTTGTAAGCCCTATCTTTGAGAGTGGTATACCTACTATTGTAGCTAATAAGTATGAAGTGACTATGCGGTCAGGTGATGCTGTATTTCCTATTGGTGTAAATATTAACTCAGATGAAGTATATCGTTTAATTGAACTATCTGATTTAACAGCAGAGCAAAAAGATGATATTGTTGCATACAAGATTGTTCGTGGTAATAGATCTACAAATAAGTCTATTGTAGCTAAAGGTATTCTACGTAACGTAGGTAAGTATAAGCGTGAGGGTACAGAGTATTACTATCCTAACTACCCTTACAATGATCTTAATAAAGATCCATTTCTTCTTGAAGAAAATAATGCTTATAATGCTACTTCTGTATTATATAAATTAATTGTAACAGTTGCAGGATTTGTAACAATTACAGATGTTAATACAGGAGAGATAACAACTGTTCCAGTATCTGTAGGACAGAATAACATTTGTTCCTTGACAAGACCTGTTCCTAATGGTGATACAGCAATTACTTGGAATTTACCAGATGGTACATCAGCAGTACCTTCTGCAAGTGACACAATATTATTTACATCTGCATCTAGCACTACATTTATTTATCAAGATCCTTATAATTTTCTTAATCAATTAAGAATAACTGTTACAAATGGTAATCCTCAATATGTATTAGCTTTTGCAGGTTATACTCCTCAATATGAAAGTGGTGATGAAGACTACAGTATAACAATAGTTCCAGGAAGAAATCCTTTATGTTATCCAGATGAGTTAAATGGTTTTGGTACAGATGATTCTAAATATAGATATGTATTTAACTCTCCTGAAACATCTTTTGGACAACCTTATTTAGGTGATGTTCTTAAAGTTGAGAATGCTATTTATGGGGCTGGTAAAGCTCATTTTGTGAAGGTTAAAAATAATGCTCAGTATAAATTCCTTACAGGAGACATTCAGTACACTGCGTTGCAGTCTAGTTTTAATATTTCTAACATTGCAGGATTATTTAATGCTGCTGCAATGTTTACTGCCTATCAAGCATATCTAACAATATTCTTAAACTCAATTAGTAGAAAGAATCTTTCTTACTCGTTTAATTCTATTGCTAGTTATGACTATTCTGCTCCTGTAGGAAATAATTTAGGTATTAAACAAAGACAGCTTCACTTAGCTCAATATCTTGTTCCTGGTGTACAATCTGTAGGTGATAGTTTTAATGTTAATAACTTTCAAAGAGAGTCTTCTGTATACTTAAAGACAATAAGCACAAGAGATAATGTATCTGTAACTCCGTTACCATTTGTAAAAGATACTCCTTCATTACAATCACCAGTAACAGCACAACCTTTTATTACAGACATTACAAGGTTTACTGCCTCTCAAAAGACAAATGGTTGTGGTAATCCTGAGAATCAAGAATCTACTACAGTAGTTTCTTACTATGCATCTATTAAGAATAGTTTCATCAATCAGTGGGGACAAATATATTCTTATCAAACTATTGATACAGGATTCCAAAAGAATATTCTTGGAGGAAATGCATTAGGTATAGATACGTTCTTCGGTGGTGATACATTCATTTGTAAGTTTGCATTTAAGACTAAGCTTCCATTCTTTATTGACAATAGAGTGGATGCTCCAGATGATTCAGATATATTCTATGATGAGATTGGTAATATTGCTTATCCTCAATACTGGCATTCATCTAGATCTATTCAAAGTAATTATACTACACCAAACGGTGTAACCTTGCAGAATATTATATCTGTTAAAGCAACAAATCTAGATTGTAGTAATACTAATATTGATTTTACTAACGGACCTACTACAACAAGCACTACCACATTGCGTCCAGGTTCTGTAGTTACTAGTTCTAGTAATGCTGTATACACTGGTAAGATGTACCAGTTTGCATATGGTATTCCATCGTTCTATTGTGAGAGTTCTATCAATGTAGACTTACGTCAAGCATTTAATAATAGAGAAGGAGAC